GCCAACATATCGTTGAGGGAATTTAAAAACTCTATTGCTGTATTCGCACCACTAACACCATTGTTGATGATTTCATCTTCAAGGTGCTCCATGTGCGTATTCTTTGATTCATTTAATTTTTGTTTGAAAGATAGCATTTTTTCTCGATATTATTATATTCTATACTACTATTGTAACATACTTTTTCCTGTTTGTCAAGAAAAAAATGCTTCTCTAATCTATTGTTTTGTAATGATTTATATCTTTGCAAGCTTACATAATGGACAGTCTTTTTCATCCAATGACCGAAATGGACATATTTGATAATGGTCAACATTAATTGCAATTCTCTTTAACATAGAATCCTCACCAATATCTTTATCTTCCTTTACTGCCTTTTCAGCTACTTCCGCAAACATCTCTTTTAATTCTTTACTCATAAATATTTATATCTCTGTTAAATTAATCTTATATTTCTTACCAGTTATATTATTCAGTAAGAATAAATTCTCAGAACCCTCTTGAAATGTCCAAGAACCAGATGTTCCATCAACACTATTACCATCACGCTGGGTATTATCTAAATGTAAATCACCAGTTTTTAAATCTTGAACAACAATAGCTGTGCCTTCGGCTTTGATAGTTGCATCATTACCCATGTAAATTGTATTGTCTGCAACATACATATCCCTAATCTTAAATTCAGCTGAACCTATATCATAAGTGTCATTTGCATCAGGAATAATATGTGATACCATTGTACCACCCATATCCAATAAACCAGATACATTGTCTTTAGTTATTTTAGTTACAGTCATTACTGTTTCCTCTAAGGTTATCTATACTCTCTATATTTATAATACTTTTTCAGTAAACCATCAATTATAGTTCTGTTTTACCAGAAATTCTGGTAATTTCCACTCAACTAGGTCTTTATCTACACTATAATGTCCCAAAGCACCACAAAAATTACAATATTCCACACCTAAATCATAATCCAATGTAGTTGTATTTGCTCTATGTTCGCATAACTTTTTCATTACAGGTTGTTCTGCCTTCTCACTGTTAAACCAGCCATCTGAAATCGTTAAATCTTGCATAATAGTCTCCTTTTGGGTTATATAATCTATTTATATATTCCAATCATCATAGGTCTTTTCAGGACGTTTTGACGGTTTAATTTTCAAAACATACGGATTTGACCCTGTATTGGCATCTGACTTCTTATCATAAAACTTATTACTACCATCATTAGCTAATACTGGTTGAGCATCTTCGTCAATATCATACAGCTTCATTTTCTTCTTAACTACATTTACCAGAAACTTAGAATTGATAGATATATCACTGTATCTGTTTTTCAACTGTTTAAAGAGTATCTGATTATTTACACCAGCACCGTCATCCTTTGCAATAATAGCCATCATCAAATCAGCTGTTGCTGGTAATCCAAAACTTTCAGACGTATTAGATAAATCAGGATCAGAACTTGAGTACCCTTCCCGATTCAATTGAGAACTGGTAATAACTGGAACATTACACTCTACTGCCAAACCCCTGACTTCCTCAGCAATAGATTTGATATAGATATAAGTGTTCATATTAGCAGCCCACTTGACTCTACTTGATGCACAGATATTCAGATAATCAAGAATGATAACTTGTGGAACAAAGTCTTTTTTGATTTTCAACTCTCGTATCAAAGCACGAAAGTTTCCAACGTGTGCTCCGGCTGTTGGATACTCTTTGACAATCAACTTACCAACATTTAATTTATCAAGTCGTTTCTTGAAATCATCTTTCGACAACATATGCAAATCACCAATATCAATGTCAAGTAGATTTGCATCAACTCTCTCAGCTATTCTTTCCTCTGACATTTCCATAGTAATATATAAAACATTCATTCCCTGTTTTATGTACTGACTAGCCAAATGAGTTTTCACCAATGTCTTACCAACACCCGTTCCACCTAGTAATACTGTAAGAGTTTTTGGTGAGATACCACCGTTTGTAATCTTGTCAAGCATCACCATGTCAAAAGGAATTTTGGATTCTTTCATGTGATAGAATTCCCAACGGTCTTCCCCATTCTCCAAATAACTATGACCGATACTTTTGTCTAATGAAATTGCTAATGCTTCTGTAAGGATTTCAGGTATAGCATCCTTGGACAGAACTTTGTCCTTACCCTCTAGGATAGATATACTCTGGACAATACCATTGTACACAGCCTGGTTCTTTGCCCACCTTTCGGTTTCCTCAGTCAACCATTGCTCGTCATCAGTTTTTGCTTTTAGAGTTTTAAGAAGCTCTTCACAATTCTTAAATGTAGTTTCATTTAAATCTTCTCTGTTATTCAACTTAACAGATATAACCTCTTTTGACGGAGGCGAGTTATACTCGGTTATGTGATTTTGTATTTCAATGAAAACTTGTTTATCTGCGTTCTCTTTAAAATACTCTGGCTTTAGGAATGTGCCGACTACACTTGAATAATTATCATTATATATTAGATTTTCTAAAATCAAAGTTTCAGTTCTCATGCTACCCTTTCACCAATACATCCATTATTATTTTCTTTTGTTTTACAATATCAACTTCTAAAAATGGTTTGTAATTTAAAACTAGTCTTTTATGATCCTGCCATATCGGGTCTTTGAGGTACTTATCAACTTCTGGAATAAAATCCAATATCATATCCAATACAGCAAAGGTTTCTAACGATATCCTATTAGACAGGCTTAGTTTCAATATATACGGGTGATTCATGCTACCTGTAATGAAAATCTCATTAAAGCTCTTTCCATATTCACTCATACATTTTAAAACTTCTCCCATATCCTGGCGAATATTGAAATCAAAATTATTCATTCGCTCAACATATTCATCATATAGATCACTATCAAAATGTGATGGATAAACAATCCCATTTGAAAATTGAGACAAGTAGAAAAATATCAATGATTCCCTGTTATCAAAGGTCTTTCCAATATCCTTAAATATTTTTCTCTGCATAGAAAAGTTTCCATTCTTTTCTAACTTAGCAAAACTCCTCTGCATCGAATCAATGCTATTCCAGTTACCCTTACCATTAAATTTAAAATAATCATAGTCTCTTGTAAAATGTGCATAGATACCCTGATAAATTACCCATGCACGAAATGTAATTTCTAAATCATTATTACTCATTACCATCATTGCAATACAGCCCTCACAAATTCAAAAAAGGTTTTAGATTCACTCACCACAGCCTCATCAACATTGTGGTATGATAACAAGTAAGTACCGCCAATGACGATAGCACCTATTAACAACCACAAGATGTTTATACAATTACTCTTCATTAACTTCATTCTTTCTCCTTTTTTTATGACCAATCTTTAAAACTTACAAATTGTGATACTTTATCTAAATCTCTAAAAGCAAAATTTGATTTAAATAATAATTTTTTATCTAAATAAAATAAGATACTTGTATTAACTTGTCCAGTTGATTTTTCAAATTCAATATTAAAATCATCTTGTAAACTTTCTAAAATATTATTGAAAGCTTTAGATGTTCTACTAGATAACACATCAACCTTTCCACCAGCCTGTGTTTGTACTGCTAGATACAAATCATCAACTCCATCAAATCCCAATAATTTAACAAAATTAGAATTTATTTCTGATTTTCTTTTTTTATACTCTACCTTAAATACTTGTATCATCAAATCACGAACTTTACTATAAATTCCCTCACTATCTATAAGTTCTTTTGCTTTTTCTCTACCAATTGTTTTCTTTAATTTGGCAGGGGAATTTGGGCCAGATTGAAAGTCTTGAATTTTTCTCATTTGATTTTTGAGTCCATGTATTTTAATAAATTCCCCAACCTTTTTTTCAACACTACCTTTATTACTAAATCCGCCTAATTCAGGGTCAATTAAATTAATGATCCAACTTGTAAATGTAGAATTTGATACATTAATTGTCCAACTTTTATATGCTTTTAATGATGCCTCAATATGGTCAATAACCTCTTTTGTTGATTTCTTTCTAGCAATAAATTCAATGTCTGCTTTTGTTATTCCTTTACCAGACTCACCAGTTAAAACAATTTCAAATTCAACAAAACCTAAATCCTCAGTAGATACTTTAATATCTTCCCATAATTGTTTAGCAATTGCTACTCCAGAATCTTCTTGTCTTTTGATTTCAACAACTAATTTTTTATTATCAATTTTTGGGAATTTAACTCCTACCAGTTTATTTTTTTTATATGACTCCTTATGTTTCTTCAAATATGCTGAAGTGTTACCAACCAAATTGCCACTATTACTCTCAACTAATTTTGCCAATGAATATGATGTACAAAATTCAGAATAATAACCCAATCTTGATTTTAAATCAATATTATCTTCTGCTTCGTTTAATGCCTTACCATTCGTTATATAATTTAATTTAGTTTTAATAACTTTTCCAAATACTAATTTACTAAAACTTTTTTCAATTGTACTACTAATACTTTTAATAGCATTTTTAATTTTATCTTTGATCCAAATTGAAACAACTTTAATTGCATCAAAAACACCTTCATTTAATTCAATATATTTTTTAAAGGTTTTCAAGATATACTCCTTTCGTGATTAAACAATTATTCTTTATCACCTTCATTCTTTTCTTCCTTCCTGCTCCCATAATTAAATTCCTCGAAAACTGCTTTTTCAAGTTGTTCCATTATTTCGGCAGTAAAATATTTTTCTGGATTTTTCACTATTGCTTTTTCAAATGCTTTTGTTCCGTCCGGCATCTCAAATCTTGTAGATACCTTTTTGAAAATATTGTATTTCTCAGCAATAGAAACCAAACCAAAATATTTATCCAAACCAGTTTGATAATCAAGCATCGTTTCAATGACTGACTCTTCCTTAGTGAAACGTCCTTTAACTAGTTTGCACTTGATAATATTTCCCAAAACCTCAGTACCATCTTTGACTTTACGTTTACCCAACGTAACAATAACTGAAGCTGCATACTTGATTCCACCACCACCAGAAATCTCCTTTGACGGGAACATACTACCAACTTTATCATAAGTGTGATTTGTAATGATAAGAGGAATATTCTTTGTTGACATCTTCAACGCTAGTGTTCTGAAAGTTCCACGGATCATTGGAGCTCTTGTCATATCTCTTTTATCAGAACCACTTTCTGAATCTTCCATTTCTTTTCGTGTAGAAAGGTTTCCCAATGAATCTAAGAAAATCATAACCTTAGTCTCTGCTGGAATACCTGCAATGAGTTTCAGGCATTGAGTTCTAAACTCTTCAACGGTTGTTACTGGAAACACAACAAACCTTTCAGGGTCTAAGTCTCTATCAGTAATCATTGCTGTTGTCAATGCACCTTCACTCTCAAAATATAAAATCAAACTATTTTTATTTGTATCTAAAAAGTTCTTAGCAATACTCAATGCAAAGAATGTTTTACCTACGGACTCTGAACCAGCTAGACAGGTAATCTTGTTTGATGGAACACCACCATACATAGAACCTGATAGCAATGCATTTAACGAATACGATCCAGTGTCCACAAAAGTACTACAATCACCAATAATACCAGCGGATACAACCGATGCCATATCATTGTTACTCTCTTTGATTAACTGTTTTACTAAACTATTTACTGCCATTATTTATCTCCTTTCACTTTTTTATTATAAAACATTACCTGATTTATTCTCCAATCATTAATATATTTTTTATGGTCTTCAATATAACCACCATGATAATTAGTAGATTTAAATATAATATGTCTATTAGGCTTTGATTTAATCACTCTTTTATTCATTTTTCCAACATCATAAAATAAGTATTCATCTTCCTTATTTGTTATATCATAAGAATCTTTATATATAGCAGTTCCACCAGAAGATATCTTATCTAAGAATATTATAGAAGCATAAGTAGAATCAGTATGAGGATAAAATTGAAAATTGTTATCTGGTATATTTTTTATATGCTTTAAATAATTAAATTCATAATCAGCTCTTTCTATCGAAAGTTCTTCTTTATCATTATAATATTTTTTTATAATATTGTATATATTTAAAATCGACATTTCATATTCAACAGAATACCATGAATTAGATATTCTAGGTCTACAATCATAATAGTCTTTAAAATTCCTAGTATTACTAGACCACTTCCATCTCGGAACAGGCATATTAATTAAAACTTCATATATTTTGTCATAATTTTTATAATAATCATCAATAATTATAACATCTTCTACAAATTGAACTTCTAAGTTTTCATTAACACGAAACAAATCATTTGCTACAAAAGGAATTATCATACCCTCACCCAAAAAATGAATTATCATTTATAGCCTTATCATCCACCCATATATCGTATATAGGTTTTCCGCAATTAATAGAAGTGGCTTTGACACCCCAACCAATCAATTGTGTTTTTGTAAATTCTACCCAATCTTTACCTGAACCACTACCTCTTGCTGTCCAATAATGTATTTCGTGCCCGTCATCATATAGCTTATTCAGTTTTTCTATTCTATCAAAATAAGGTTCTGCTGTCGGGTAATCTGGTTTTGGTCGTTTTTGACTGCAAATCGTACCATCAATATCTACTATATATTTTGTCATACTCTCACCCGAAAAAAGATTCTAAAGAACTTATGTTTTCAGACTTCCAACCAATTGCATCTAATATATTCTTAACTGGTTGAAGGAATGATTTATCAAACTGTAAATCGTAATCTATAAATCTCTCTAAGTCAAACTCTTTTGGTAAGACGGTTGCAATTGCAATCACATTCTCACCAAGCATGTTCGGCTCTTTAAGATATGCAAACTTAACTTTTTCACCATCACGGATTAACTGATACTTCTTTGTTAATTTTCTCTCCCTTAATTGATGGTTAAAGAGCAGAGTTCCCCTAACGTGTATCGGTGTAGCCTTAATGTAAATATCTTTTGAAGACTTATACTTAGAAAGTCCTTTGACACCTCTAGGAAATGCAATCTCATTAAAAGTCAAAGTTTTAAATACTGTACGATAATCATCAATACATTTTATAACAGTTTGTTCATCTGTAGCAATAATAGTTTTTATAAGTGCTTGAATATTCTCTCGACACCATTGCGGAGTAGAACTTCTGACACTTTCAATACCCATTATTTTTAGTTTTGGTTCTTTGTATCGTACACCCTCTGAATCAAATACATTTAGAATATATCGTTTCTTAGCTGTCCAGATACCCTTGTCAGCAATTGACTCACGTTTCATCACCATCTTCTGTTCATACGAATTTACATACGCATGAAGGTCTTTATAAGACTCATCAATATATGGTTCAATTTTATCTTTACACATTTTGTCCAAGAAGGCAATAACCTTTTCAGTCTCGGCTCCCTCTCCCCACACTTCATTAACCAGTTTATCAAAAGTGATATATACGCTGTCTGTATCCGATGCGATAACATAATCCGTATCCCCCGTTTTAAGTAAATCATTGATGAATCTATTTATATCTTTTTCAATCCATCGAATTGATAACTGGCCCGACATAGTAACCGCCTCGGCCTGTTCTGGAGAATAATACAAGAAATATTGGTTTGCCAACGCACCATAAGCACTATTCAAGAGAATCTTCTTTGCCATCTGAGCATTATTGTACTTGGAAATGTTATTTACAACATCCTGTTTATTTTTATAATTCCCATCCTCTAACCTCTGCTCCTCAGAAAGCATCTTCTTTTTATATGTCACCCTATCATCATACATTGTCTTCATAAGCTTAGGAAGAAATCCCTGAAACTTAGTAGTGAAATGCTGACCATTCGGAGTCAAGGTCATTTGTATTTTTTTCAAGTAACTCGTATCAAACTTTTTCGCTAATAAGCCATTAACTCCATCCTGATATTTTATTTTAAGCACTTCATCATGCGATATAGTTTCAGGGCTGATGTTGTACTGCTGAATCAAATGAGGATAAAGCGAATTCAAGTCAAACGATACAACCCACTTATGCAGTCCAATATGAGGGTCTTTGACATATCCACCTTCAATACCCGTTGAATCACCCCTATGGCGGTTTTGTGGTACAGCAATATTCTGGTCTTTCAAGAAATTGTAGATAATAGTTTCCCAAGTCTTCACCGGAGAAAAAACATCTTCAAAATTAATTTTAGACTCATAAG